TAAGACTAACAAAACAATTGATAAGATGATGGGTTTTCCTATGGAAAAAATAGAAAAACTCATTGAAGAAGCAAAAGAATTAAGTAAAGCCAAAAAATACAACAAAGGAGGAAGTAATATGGCGAAAAAAAATTTTAGTAGTAAAGAGTTAATGATGAAAAGTCAGTACGCTCAAAAAAATACAAAACCAAAAAAGAAATTAGCAGATGTTTCAAAAGAGGATATGATTAAAGCAGGCTTTAGTTCTTTTGGAAAAGAGTCTCTTAGAAAATATTTAAATATGAAAAATAAATTAGGTAGAAAGCCTACAAAGAAAGATTTTGAAACAAAGAAAAAATCAACTACAAAAACTATTAGTTCAAAAGCTAATCCTTTGAAAAAATTTACTACTCCTGTTAAAAAGCAAACAAAAACAAAACAGGGTGAGCAGATTAAAAATATGGCACAACAGAAAATGACTGCCGAAGATAATATAGGAAGACAGATTGCAGCCGCTAAAGGTAAAAGCAGTATGAAACTTCCTACAGACACATCTTCTTATCAAAATCTTAACAAAGGTGGTTTGCCTAAACTTAAAAAAATGAACAAAGGCGGAGTTTTTAAAGGAATTTTTTAATGGCAGTAAACTACAGAGGAGAAAAATTTTCTGGTTATAACAAACCAAAAAGAACTCCGGGCAAAAAGAAAAAATTTGCCGTGCTTGCTAAAGTAGGTGACAAAGTAAGGTTAATACGATATGGTGACCCAAATATGAAGATAAAAAAGAACATACCGAACAGAAGAAAAAGTTTCCGAGCAAGACACAAGTGTGATAGTGCACCTCCTTCTAAATTAACTGCAAGATATTGGAGTTGTAGAAAATGGTAAGAAGAGGTGGAATGAGAACTCAGATGGCAAGACAAATGGGTGTATCTAAAAACAAAGCAGACGATCTTTTAGCAAAAGCTAAAAAAATGAACGATGCAGAAGGATTTAACAAAGGAGGATCTAGCATGGCTAAAAAATTTCCAGACTTAACAGGCGATGGTAAAACAACATACGCAGATGTTCTAAAAGGTAGAGGAGCTTTTGCAGGTGGTGGAAGTATGACTATTATTATTGGAGCGAATGTTTCACGTGAAACATTTAACCCAGTAGAAGAAATTACACCTGGCCCAAAGGATATAAAAGTAGAGATGAACAGACAAGTGAGAAACCAAGAGATTAAAGGCACTCCTCCTGTTCAAGTAAAAGGAAGAAAATTTTCTGGAGTTTATTAATGGACTCTACAAATTTTGCGTACGCTGTTTTAAAAAAAATACAGCAACGCATAGAACTAACGAAGGACTCACTTACAGGCGGTTCCTTCAAAACGATGGAAGAATATAAACAAGTTGTTGGAGAATTAAAAGGTCTCCAAGTTGCAGAAAGAGAAATAAAGGATCAATTAGAAAGTAAGGAGGAAAGTTTTGACTAAAACACTTTATGTGCCAGAACACGTAGCCAGAAAAGGCAAAAAAGAAAAGCAGGTAAATATTGAAAACCTGTATCAACCAAAAGATACAAAAGTTCTTGACCCTAGTTTAATTAAGAAAAACTTAAAAGATAGATTACCACAACCTACTGGTTGGAGAATATTGGTAATGCCATATATGGGCAAGGCAACTACAGACGCAGGATTATATATTCCTGACACTGTTAGAGAACGTGAGCAACTAGCAACCGTAGTTTCTTATGTTTTAAAAATTGGACCTTTGGCTTACAAAGATCCAAACAAGTTTGGACCAGGAGAAGCTCCTTGGTGCAAGGAAGGTCAATGGGTTTGCATTGGTCGTTACGCAGGATCTCGTTTTAAAATAGACGGTGGTGAAGTAAGAATTATAAATGATGACGAAGTAATCGCTACTATATTAGAACCAGATGACATCAAACATATTTAATCAGAAAGGATAGCAGCACTCATGGAGATAAAGAATCATGCAAGAGGAACAAAAAATACAAAAACCAGAAGAAAATGAAGTTGAAGTAGAACTTGAAGAAAAGAAAGACGAAAAAGTAGAGGCACAACAAGAAGAAGCAACTGAAGAAAAAAAACCTGACGAGCTTGAAGATTATAGTGCCAATGTAAAAAGCAGAATAGACAAGTTGACACGCAAAATGCGTGAAGAAGAACGTCAAAAAGAAAGCGCTATTCAGTTTGCAGAAAGCGTTAAAAAAGAAAACGAAAGTTTAAAAACCCGATTAGATAATTTAGACAAAGGTTATTTAGAAGAATTTAACAATAGAGTACAGTCTCAGTTAGAATCTGCTAAAAGAGCCTTAAAAGATGCTAATGAATCTGGTGATGCAGACAAAATTGTGGAAGCACAGGCAAATTTAGCGGCAATTACGGTTGAAAAGTCTAAAATAACCAAGCCAAAAGTTGAAAAAACCGAAGAACAGCCAAATCAACAGCCAATTATACCGAATCAGCCACAACCAATACCCCCTCAACCCCCTCAACAAGCTCAAAATGTTAAGCCTGACCCTAAAGCAGAGGCTTGGGCAGCTAAAAATGAGTGGTTTGGTCAAGATGAAGTTATGACATATGCATCATTTGGCATTCATAGACGATTAGTAGAGGATGAAGGGTTTGACCCGACCACTGATGAGTACTATAGTGAACTCGATAAAAGAATTGCAGCAGAGTTTCCTCATAAAGTGGGGCAAACGAAGCAAACGGGGGGAAGTCAAAAGGTAGTTTCGGCTACTTCTTCTAAATCCCGCAACAAAGGAGGTAAAAAAACTGTGAGACTATCGCCTTCTCAAGTTGCAATGGCAAAACGATTAGGTGTTCCTTTAGAGGAATACGCAAAATATGTTAGACAGGAGGCTTAAATGAATAGTCCAGTAAATAAAAACACAAGAACATCTAGAGATGCTCAATCTCGTACTAATAATGCAAGAAGAGCGCCCTGGAAACCACCATCCATGTTGGATGCACCCAAACCACCTGAGGGTTATGTACATAGGTGGATAAGAACCGAAGTTATGGGTTTTGACGATCGAAAAAATGTCTCAGCGAAGGGAAGAGAAGGTTGGGAATTGGTTCGAAAGGACGAATATCCCGACTTTGAAGTACCTTCCATAGAAGATGGAAAGCACGCTGGAATTATAGGTGTTGGAGGACTACTTTTAGCACGTATACCAGTCGAAACCGTTGAAGAACGCTCTAAATATTTCCGAGATCAAGCTCGCAATCAAATGACAGCAGTGGATAATGATTTAGCTCGTGAAGAGCATCCTGCGATGCCTATACACAAGGCAGAAAGACAAAGTCGTGTAAGTTTTGGAGGTTCTCGCAAGAGTGAGGACTAATTATTAATTTTTTATGGAGATAAAGAATGGCAAATTCTAATGGAGCGTTTGGATTAAGACCGTTAAAAAAATTAGGTCAAAATACAAACAGCACTGGTACAACAGAATATAGAATAGCCGCAGGAAACACTAATAAACTGTATCAAGGGCAAGCAGTTATTCCTTTAGCTACAGGTTTTATCGACCAGTTGCAGGCAGCAGCAGGTGGTAATGTTCCTATATTAGGTGTTTTTTACGGTTGTGAATATGTTTCAAGTACCACTGGAGAAACTATTTTCTCAAATACTTGGCAAGGATCTGGGGCGGATACAAATCACCCAGTGAAGGCTTTCGTTTACGATGACCCAAGTCAATTATTTGTAATAGCAACTGGTGACATCACTGGTGCAAATACAGAGTCTTTGGTAAGGGCTGACGTTTTTAGTAACTGTGCGTTAAAAGATGGTAATGCTGGAAGTGATACTACTGGTATTTCATCTGCTACTGCTGATTTAAATACTGCAGCAACAACTAATACACTTGCTTTGCGTATAATGGGAGTTCAAGAAGATCCTGAAAATTCAGACTTTACTGTTACAGGCATACCGTTAATCGTACGTCTTAACAATCATTTTAACGCACCGAATGGTTCTGCGAATGCAGGTACAACCATTTCTACAACAGGTATATAAGGAGATTAAACTATGGCGATATCTAGAGCACAATTAGCTAAAGAGCTAGAACCTGGTCTTAATGCCTTATTTGGCCTTGAGTATCAGAGATACGAACAAGAGCACGCTGAAATCTATGACACAGAAAATTCTGAGAGAGCTTTCGAAGAAGAAGTAATGTTATCAGGTTTTGGTTCTGCTCCAGTAAAAAGTGAAGGTGCGGCAGTTGCATTTGACGATGCAAATGAAGCTTTTACCGCAAGGTATAACCACGAAACCATTGCTTTGGCTTTCTCAATTACTGAAGAAGCTATCGAAGACAATCTGTATGACAGACTATCTTCAAGATACACAAAAGCATTGGCTAGAAGTATGGCTAATACTAAGCAAGTAAAAGCGGCATCTGTTTTAAACAACGCTTTTGATACAACAGTAACAGGTGGTGATGGTGTATCTCTTTGTAATGGCTCACACCCATTAACAAATGGAGGAACATTTAGAAATCAACCAACTACTGCTGCGGACTTAAACGAAACAAGTTTAGAGAATGCATTGATTGACATTGCAGGTTTCGTTGATGAGCGTGGTTTAAGAGTTTCTGTACGTGGAACGAAACTAATTATTCCATCAAACCTACAGTTTATAGCTGATAGAATATTAGAGTCTACACTAAGACCAGGAACTGCCGACAATGACATAAACGCAGTAAGAAATATGGGAATGCTTCCTGAAGGTTATGTCGTCAACCATTACTTACTAGACACTGATGCATTTTTCATTAAGACTGATGCACCAAGAGGTTTCTTACATTTTGAAAGAATGCCTATGTCTACTAAGATGGAAGGTGACTTTGACACAGGAAATATGAGATTTAAAGCAAGAGAGAGATACTCTTTTGGTTTCTCAGACCCAAGATGTGTTTACGGCTCACAAGGAGCTTAATCTAGGATTTAACTTGCCCTATGGACTGACCTAGCAGACGCTTATACGACCATAGGGCAAAAAACTTTATAAGAGGTAAATTATGGCAACAACAACTTTTAACGGTCCAGTCAGATCCGAAAACGGATTTCAGACTGTTTCAAAAAATGCAACCACAGGTACTATTACTGTAACTAGTGGTGATAAAATGAAGAATGAAGCTGTAGGTGGTGCAGGTATTGAAGGCACAGCAGCAGTTTATATTACACAAGTAGAAAGATTAAAAAGTGATGTAGATACTAATGTTAATATAGTAAAGACAACTATTATGATAGACCTTACTGGATTAAATTCTGGTGGTGCAACAGGAGATATTATTGGTAAAGATGGTTCTGGTGTTGCATATATAGGAAGAATTACTACAGCAGATAATGGTGTAGTTTTTGGTGTTACTATGGAATGTTTTGAACAGCCAACAACTGGTGAAGATGATATAAATTTACATTCTGCAACAGAAGGCACTGGTGTTGAAGATACAGCTATTGGTGATTTAACAGAAACATTAATTATCGATGGTGGTGCTCAAGTTGCTGGAACTAGAACAGCAGGTGGTACAATAGCTGCTGACCAATATTTATATTTAACTGGTGGTAGTAATACTGCGGGTACTTATGATGCAGGTAGATTAGTTATTACAATTCTTGGCTACGATGTAGCTAGTTAATAGGAGAGCATAATGGCCGATACAAATACTAATACCACTATTATAGATGGTGATAAAAAAGTTGTTCAGTCATTTGTTCATACTTATGTGGATACTGGTGAGGGCACTGCCGTTAAAAAAATTGACGTCAGTGAACTCGCCTCAAACACAAGAGGTCAAGCTTGTACAAATGTGAGAATAACAAAAATAAAATTTTCAACTGTTGGTTGCTCTGTTAAAATATTAGGAAATGCAACTACCAATGTTTTATTAGTTCAACTTCCCACAGACTATCAAGGAGAATTTGATTTTACTAGTTTTGGTGGTATACCTAATACTGCTACAGGAACTGCTGGAGCAGATGGAGATATTTACTTTCAGACTCACGGTGAAGGAGCAAACGATACATATACTGTTATAATTGAAGCAATTAAGGAGTACTAATGACTACGTCAGGAAGTTCAGATTTTAATCTGGATATAGCAGAAGTTGCAGAAGAAGCTTTTGAAAGATGTGGTTTAGAACTACGAACAGGTTATGACGCTAGAAC